CCGAATGGCAATGCCGCTCAGGCCGCCCACCGCACCAGCACCAAGCCGTACAGGATGGGACTTGCCGTCGTGCTTCATGTACCCTGACTGGTTCAGTCTGGCCACGCTGTCCTTCACATCCACCTGCCGCATTGCAAAGAACCTACGCAGCTCAGGCACGGCAATGGCCAGCTCCCGAGAGATGGGGTCGTAGCGCATACGCAGTGGGCCCTTGGGGGTAATCGCAGGGCGATCTGGCAACCCGCCGGGTTGTGGGTATGGAGCCACCAGAGCGTTGTTCACGTTCTCGTTGATGAACGCTGCCAGAGTTTCCTGTGCCACGGTTGTAGGGTCGCCCACATCTGCCTTGGTCGCTGATCGAGCTTGATTCACAGCCCCCAGTGCGTACTGGTAGACATGCGGGATTTCAATTTCGTGCAGGTTCAGGCGGTGGCTTATCAGGGCGCCCACAAACGCGCAGGTCAAGATAGCGGAGTAGAAGCGATCGGATTGGTCCAGCCCCAGCTCCGCGTCAATCTTGGCCTGCATGTTGGTCAGCAGGGTGCGCACCTTGTCGATATTGGCCATCACATACTCGATGTAAATGGGCCCGGCCACGCCGAAGTTGGTGTTCAGCTTGCCAAACACGGCATCAATTTCCTGCTTCGTAGCGCCCGTGTACTTGGGTACAGACAGCTCCAGAACGCGACGCAGCTCGCCGTCAGCCGTGCTCTTGTATTGCTGCAATACGTCCGTTACCGAAGCGTTGCCGGAAGTCAGCGTGATGTTGCACCAGACTGTGTGGTTTGCCCGCATCCGGTTGGACTGGGACTCCATACGGTGCTTACCCCGCCCGGAGGTGAACCCATAGGCCATGTCGGACAGAACTTCAGCCTTCTCGTTTGTGATCTCATCCACGGTGAAGATCAGGCTGTTGACCATGCCCAGCATGTGCATCTTGGAGGCGTAGGTGTCTTCCTTCTTCATGAGCAGATCGTCGGGGTGCCCGAAGATCGAGTTGGCCACCATCTGCGCTGTGGATTTGCCGGAGCCAGACCCGTTGTGCTTGAGGTGAACCATCGCGCCCTTGACCACGTTGCCTTCGATAAGGCGCAGCAGGGGAGAACCAAAGCCAAAGAACAGTGCCAGTGCATGGGGCTCAAGACCGGGGCGGTTGTAGAAGTTGGCGATCTTCTTCCACTCCTCCAGACTGCCTGTAGGTTTGAACGCAGCAGCCAGTTGACGTGTGCCACTGGCAGGGGGTGCCAGCTTGACGCCGGAGGCGGTGTATTCCAACTCACCAACCACGAAGCCCAGCAGGTCAGGAGTCCACCCCATCTGATTGCGGGTGCGGTTGGCTGCATACTGGGACTGCAGCTTACGAATTGCGGATGCGAAATAAGCCATGAGGACTTCCAATTTTTTACCGTAGGCGACAACGCCGTTGCGCACCAAGAGATCGCGCAGCTTGTCTGTGGCAAACAGCGTAGTGACTGGAGCGAAGAACCGGCGAACGCCGTCTTTGCGCATGTGCAGGTTGATGCCGACCATCTCACCGTCACCACTGTCGTGCTCGTCCGAATCGAAGAAGCGCTCTGTTAGATAGAGGTCATCTGGGTAGACTTCAACCTCCACGTCGTCGCCGTCTTTGTCCCGGTCTTTGCGGAACACGCCGCCATTAACGCCACGGAAGTAGGGGTACGGATACGCTGGGATTGCCAACGTCACGACTGGCGAGTCTTCGTCCTCTTCCTTCTCGATCACGTAGTGGTCGTCCGTAACGGGCGCTTCCTCCACGATCTTGCCGATCAGAATGGGGCTGCTGACTGTCTGCTTGCAACCTTTGCAACCCTCTGGGTTGTTGTCCTTGTACCACTGGCAGGTGTACGGCCCCTTGGTCTCGGCCGCTTTGGCTTCGGTGCCTGACGCTGTGTAGCCGGGGTGGGCTTTGGACAGCTTGTGAATGGACTCGGCGCCATCTTCGCAACGAATTGCAATCGACAGTGCGGCTCTCCACAGGGGCTCTTCCAGCGTAGCGGCGTTGACCAGTGCGTGTTTGATCTGAGCGCAGCCCGAGGAGCCCATACTGCGGGACACAATACGGGAGAACATGCACTTGGGGAACTCACCGCCTGCAATCTCACGAGTCGAAGCGTCCATGCCAAACTGTTTGGCTGCAGACAAATCAACGGGTGCCGGAGGCAGCAAGTCAGCAAACGATTTGAGGTCAGTCGGCTGGCCTTGCGCAATGATCTGCACCGAACGGGGCGTTGCAGCTTTGAAGTTTTGAGTGCCGGGAACTCGCAGGATGCGAACACAGTCCGCAGTCACCGCTGGGTCCGCGTGTAGATTGTGCTGAGCGCACAACCGCTTAAGGGATTTGGCGTGGGGCAGCCATACAGCTGCGGGAACATCTTCGGTCAACGGCCAGTACACATGCAAACCACCGCCTGAATTGACCACTGTAGGGCTGGGGAGCCCGGTATCTTTGATGAAAATAGAAAGCGCTTGCGCAGCAGTAGGCTGGTCTGCGTAGGGCTTACCCACGCCGCAGTCCAAGTCCAAAAAGAAGGCGCGTAGAAACGCAGCGTTCTCTGCCTTACGGCTTGAGTCGTCATGAAAAGTAGCCAGCGCAAAATACGCATCAACACCTTTACTGACGAGCGCAGTGCTCACAGCATCAACATCGGCAATCGTGGGGTAAAACGATTGCTTCACAACACCGGACCTTATCCCTACCGTGCAGTACGTGCCCTGTGTGGGCAGAACGGAATTGAGAAAATCAGTCACATAACCTCTCGGGTAGCTGGAATAAAAAAGGGGGCGGCAGGTAGACCCACCGCCCCACTGGGCACGATCACTTACGTTTGGACAAACGTGGTGTGATTTTTAAGATCAGAGCCAGATACCGAGGGCTTGGTGTCGTCTTCCCCGTCATCCAGTTGTAGATGGTTGCCCGCGTCACACCGAACATCGCGGCCACTTCAGCGACCGGAATGCTTTTCTCGATGCACACATCCGCCAGCAGCAGAACTGCTGGCTTCTGATCGGCTTCTTCCACCTTGCGGATAAAGAGGGAGTCATACCCCCGGAGTTTCTTAGGCATCGTCGTCAGTCGCCCAGTCGCTCAGAATGTCAGCCACATTCTTGGGGGCTGCTGCCGGTTCGGCTTTGGCTTTGGCTGTAGCGCGTTTGACCGGCTCGGCCACTTCCTCGGCTTGCACCTTCGCAGGGGCTTCTTCCTTTGCAGGAATAGGCGCTTCTTTAAAAGCTGCTGGCAACGCGGCTTGCTTGTTGTCGTTCTTGCTGGGCACCATCTTGAACTCAACAGCTTGCATTGCGTCTTCGGTCATGCTCTGGGCTTTAGCCAGTTCCCACTCTTCACGAGCCAGCGGACGCACAGCGCGGAACTTCAGCACTGGCACTGCTTCGCTTGTGTCGAAACGAGCTTCGGTCACAACACCGGTAATTGGGATACCGTGGCCAGACAGGAACTTGCCGTAGGCTTGCAGGGGCATCTTGTCGCCATCAGCTTTGCCAAAGTAGGACTTGGCGGGAACCGACAGACGGTAGATGTTGCCACCCACATCGTTTTCCAACGCCACGGCCAGACGCTTGCTGTAACGGCATGCGCGGGACTTACCTTCGCCGGAGCCTTCGATGTTCTGAGGGCAGGTAGCGCAGGTCTTGGATTGTGGCTCTTGCACTTCTTCGTTTGGTACAACGCCTTCAGCGGACCAGCAGGAGGGCTTGATGTCTTTGCCTTCTTCGTACTTGTCAGCGTAGAACGTGCGCGACACACCTTTACCGGCAGAGATCACCACGATGTTCATGGAACGCTCTTCGTTCTTGGCAACTTCTTCGCCACCCACCACCATGCGCCATACGCCGCCCTTGATGGAAATTTGCTTGCCGCCCGAAGAGCCTGCAATGTCTTTGGTGGTTGCGTCAGATGCCTCACGCAGATAGTCGGGGATTACGGAACCGGATTTGAAAAGTGTCATATTGCTCATGTTGATTTCCTTGGTTGATTAACGGGCCCGAGTGACGGTAATTGAGTAGCGTGAATCCACATTCATACCCTCGGGCAGTTTGTCAGGGTTCGCTTGCAAAAATTCTTTGAAGGTTGCCTGACTTACGCGGCGCTCCAGAAGTTCTGGTGCATCGTGTTCTTTGATAAAGCGGTACATGCTATCCCAATCGGACGTCCAGTACCGCGTTTTGACGGATCGCCGAAACGACCCGAATTGTGTTTTGCCGCCGTCTTGACCTGTGGTCTTGCACAGCTCCAGCAGTTCGGCTTCAACGAGGTCAAGCTGCGCATCGAGTGCGGCAATCTCTTCCTCCAGCTCTTTGGTTTTTGCGGCCTTGGCATCACGGATTTTGATGTAGACCTTTACAAGTTTGTTTGCATCCATTGGAGAACCTATTTTGATTTGCGTTGAACGAATTGAAATTATACATTGTCAAAGTTTGTCGTCAAGCACCTGTTTGTACAAATCGACCAAAGTTTGGTGCAAGTCGATCTTGTCCTGCAGCATGGAGTACATGCGGCGCTCAACGGGGCTGCCCTGCAAGTGAGTCACGGTCACGCAGTTCTTCTGCCCTGCGCGGTGGGCACGGGCATTGGCTTGAATGTAAATTTCTGTAGATGCTACAGGACCCCACCACACAACTTGGTTGGCTCGGGTAAGGGTAATCCCGTGTGCGGTAGCTTGCGGCACCATGATAAGAATTCGTGGGTCGTCTTCAGTTTGGAACTGCTTGATGATCTCGGCTCGCTTGGTTGCGACCACACCGCCATGAATCGTTGCCGTGGTGTACCCTGCTTTCAGTATGCGTTCTTCCAGCATTTCGAGCGTGTGGCGATACGGCACAAACACCAGCACCTTTTCGTTGGTGTTGGCAATCACATCGAGCAGCTCAGCCACGCGGTTGTCCACGTCGAACTCGACCACTTCTCTATCATCCGTGTAGACGGCTCCTTGCGAAATCTGAAGCAGCTTGTTGAGCATGGACGCGGCGTTGACCGCCGTGACTTCGGACCCGGCTGCGATAACAGCCATTTGCTTTTTTATAGCGTCATAGTACTTGGCCTGCTGCGGAGTCAGCGGCACCTCACGCGTGGAGTACAGCATGTCCGGCAGGTCAAGGCACTCTGCTTTGGTAAAGCGTATCGCTGGTTGCAGAACTTGATGCACGATGGCTTGCGCATCTTGGCGCGGTATCCACCGATACTGGGACATCTTAATCATCACGCGGTCGCGGAACGCGCCGAAGAAACGCGGCACTGCATCAGGGTTCACGAGCTTGGCCAAGCCATACGCATCGAGTGGCGACTGCGAAGCGGGAGTGCCTGTCATCATCCACAACCTGACACCGGGCTTGATGAGTTCGGACAAGCACTTCCAGCGATCGGTCTGCACACTCTTGATGGCATTGGCCTCGTCCACGATCACCAGATCAAAGCCGCCGTTCTTCAGCTCTTCGGTCACGACTTTCACACCATCGAAGTTGATGATGACGAACTCGTAGTTCCCTGCGATCACGGCTTG